AGTTGCTCCTGAGTCCATGTGGAAACCTTTACTTAATACATTCCATTTAACTGAATCAGTTGCAGTTTCCCAACCTGTTTGTGGGTTTTGTTTTCCTTTATAAGTTAAGAATGACTCATCAATACCATATTGAGTTGAGAAACCTAAGTAAGTTCTTCTTACAATATCTCCTGGTGATTCAACAGAGTTAGAACCTCCAGTTGCAGTACCGAATGGTGGGTTAGCAATAACTTCACCTGGATAGTCATACTTAGTTTTGAATTTAGGATATGGTGATGGGAATTCAGTAACGTCAGAATATTCTCTTTGTGTGTATCCATAGAAACCACAAGGTAATGCGTCAATCGGAGCTTCGTCAGCCATCTCAACCATTATGTATTTTGAAATTAATGCAAACTCACCGTTAGATGAACCAATTTTCTTAGCAATAAAGTTATTTGACGCTGGGTCCATGTTACAGTTTGTAAATTTCTCAATAACCACAGGGTTAGCATCAGTATCAAAGAAGTTTCTTACGAATACGTCAAAAGACATATTGTTATATGACATGTTTGCCAATGAAACTTTAATTTCAGTGTTTGCCGAGTCACCATCAGAAATTGAAATGAACTTAAATAAGTTATAAACTTTGTTACCTCTTAATTCTGAAACGATATATGGTGTTTCAGGTGATTGGTATCTTTCTAAATTCCAAGCAATTGACTGACTTGATTGACTTCTTGCACTTGGTAATGCAATTAATTCTGAATTTAAACCTCTGATGTAACCTTGGTTGTAAGCGTAATTCAAACTACCTTGGTAAACCTCTTCAACATATATAGGTGTTTCAAATCTTGATTTTCCAAAGTTATCAACACCTAATACTTTAGTTATGTATTTTGCCGATAATGCCGATAATGAAGTTTCAAATGCGAAAACATCATTATCTTTTGTAACACCTGATAATAAGAATGTTGCAAAAGGTGAATCTGTAATTCCTGAGTATTGACCCGTACTTACAATTTGTAAATTATTCGGTGCCCAAGCATTATTGTTATTGTAATCGATACCCACTTCGTAAACAGGTCCATGGTTTTCACTTGTTGAACTATTTGAGTATAATGAAATACCTCTTGAACGAATAGTACCTACAACCATATTATTGAATTCAGTGTAAGCAGTTCCTGTGAAACTGTAACTTTCACCTGTAATAGTTCCTGTAAATGTACCTGTACCTCCTGTAGTTAAAGTATCTACAACATAATAGAATGAATAACCTGTATATGCATTTCCTGATGAAATGTCAAAGTTAGCGTAGAACCAAGGGTCGTTTGTCGCTGAAGATAAATCATTATCGTTAAAAGTATTAACACAATTGTAAGGGTCAGTAACCGCACTATATGTTGTTGTTAAAGTGTCGTAATCCGCATTAGGTATTGCACCATAAACAACCGCAGTTGTTGACGATAATGATGGAGTGTCAATTATTTGACCTAAATATGCGTCAAAGTCTCCTTGTAATGTTGATGTTGAACCATCAGCTACTCTATATTGTAAGTTCAAGTTTGCTTGAACTTGAGCAGGTAAAGCTCCTCCAATAAAAGTAACCGTACTTCCTGATGCATCACCTGTAAATGTTGCAGTGAAAGTTGTTGCGTTTGATGGGTCACCGATTGTTGTTGGGTCAACATTGGCAATTAATGATAAACTCCAAGATGGACCCGCATCATAACCTGATAATCCCAATACTCTAGTTACAAACAATTGGTTTGATTGTTGCAAGTACGACTTGGCAATATAAGCCGCTTCGTATTTAGGAATTTGAGTGTTATAAAACTTAACGGGTTCAGTCCCTCCAAAATATGCTTGGAACTCATCGTAGTTTGTTATGAATACTGGTTCGAATGCTGGACCTCTTAAGGTTTCCCCTACAATACCTAATGTAGTAACCCCCACACTTTGGGCTACAAAAGATAAGTCGGTTTCAGATGTGTATACGCCTGGTGATACGAATACTTTTTGATTTGCTTGTGCTGTTGCCATTATTAAATTATTCTGTTACAGATTTATTTTATTGATAAATATTCAAGTTTTTACGAAAAAACTTTACTTTTGTATAAGTATTTATAAACGGTATGAATTAATTCTGCCTTTTTTCTACCCATGAAAACTAAGAAGGAAATAAAGAACATTAAAATATCCCCCGAATCACATGATATCCTAAAAAAGTACTGTGATAAACGTGGAATTAAGATTTATAAGTTTTTGGAAAATTTGATTATTGAAAAGTGTAAAGAAAAGAAAGATATCTATGGAGAAGATTAAACTAACTTGTTTTCGAATAGTATGTTGGATGGTAGAGAATTATTATCTTTTGTAACTTCAATCCTCAAAACATCATTTGTGGTAATTTCAATTCTTTGTAAATCACTACCATAATAATCACCATTAATATAAACATCAAACGTATCTACATTATCTGTAGATATTAAAGTCATATTTGCCGTAAAGTCAATTATGTCATTTAATATTGTATTTCCCGAAACAAATAAAAATGGCATTTCAAAAGTGTCAGGATTTTCAGGATATTTTTCTCGTCTTTGTTTTCTTAATGATGTATCAACTTCAATAAGTTGTGTCATTCTTTGTATTGCTGGTTTTACCTCAAATTCTTCTTCATCTATTAAGTAACCCAACATAGTAAAGTCGTAACTCTGAACATAATACTTTCTTGAATCCATATTCATCTGCGATTCATCGGAAACATTGTTCATTATGATTGGGACGTATTGACCCTTAATAAATGTATATGCTTGTCTTGATGAAAAAGTTTGCATCACAATTTTATTTAATTGGTTCAACTCTCTCATTCTATTGCAAATGATTTTAACTTGATAGTTGATATCAACAGGAACAGGTTGTGGTATTGTGTAGATATCCATACCTTGTTCGTTTCCGTTCCATGTTGGAACTGAGGCATAATAGAATTGTTTTCTATTTGGAATTGTATATTGAAGTGATGGGTTTGTACCGTACTTAACTTCAGGTGTTCTAACTACTGTAATAAATGGCGGGGACGGGTTGTAATCTAAATCCACAAACTTCCACGTTTCTAAATATTGTGTCCAGTTTTGACTTGTAATGATAATATCCAACAAAGGTACAACTTTACCTGCAGTTACAACTTCAAGTTCTGTCTTGACAAAATCGAGCATACCCCTATCCAAATCAGCATGTAATACTGATTTAGGTAGATATGTTCCATCCTCCTTAATATATTCCAAAAGTTGTTCTCTACGTTCAGATAAAACTTTTTTTGGAACTAACGGTAATGTTGGTTTGACAACTGTTCTTGGTAGTGGCATTATTCTTTTACTACAAATAGTTTATTTTGCGAATTAATCATGTCAACCTCTTGAGCGGTGTAGACAGGTTCTTCACTATTTTTATAAACAAACGAATCGTATTTATACGGATTATAAGTAACAACTTTATCTGATGGTGGATTTGGAATATCCTCACAAGGGTATTCACAATAGTCTAATAATTTTCCAATTACAAATGCGTGAACGTTTTTTGATTTTTCTGAACGAACTCGTTCTTTTCCACCTTTTCTAACTCTGAACTCAACATCACCCAATTTAACATAATCGGCATGCATAATTACTTTACTGTTGTAGGTTACAGAAAATGTGTGTTTGTGTAAATTATAATACACCATTACTTTCTTACCCAAAAATAAATTATCAAATTGAGATTCAGTTATTATTACTTGCATTATATTCCTCTAAATTCATTCTCACTTACAAAAGTTGCGGTAACCGTTCTATAGAATGGTTTGTACCCACCGTAAGTGTGTTTGTTATCTGACCTTACATATCCATCATCACTAACAGAATAATATCTTACTCGGTCTTCAGTTTCATAGTAACCAATATAATCGCCCATGAATATTTCAACACCTAAGTCATCAAGAGTTTTTTGATAAATTGAAAATTTCATATTACCTGGTTCTTGAATCTCGACTTTAGAATTTCCGTATAACTTATTTACGGGAGCCATAACTTGAACCAACCCTTTTAACTCGATAGGTGCCATGAATTGTATTCCGTCTTCAACTACTTCACCGTATACATTATCCTTTTTTGTTTTGTAACGGTCAATACGATACAATACGATTGTAAAATTCATATCACCTTCCAACCATTCTTGTCCCATACCAATATCAAGGTCATAATCTTCACCACCGAAGAACATACCCAACCTTGTAATCGGAACCAATTTTTCTGACGTTTGTTTCATATATTGATAAATACCTAAACATTTACTATATTTAAGTTATAATTTACTAATTTTAAATGAGCGATGTTAGTTTAGAGTCAAAAGCGATGACGATTCTTGAGTCCTATGAGGGCGGCAATAACTATATCTTGGAATTAAAACGCAAATCACAAGTTAATAAAAAGTTTTATCCAACAAGAAGCCAATCAGAATATATTATCAATTTCCACGATAAACAACCAAAGGTTGCTAAAAAGTGGGTAATCCTTGATGCATACTTTGCACAGAAATTGGCTGACGATAAATTATATACCGAAATACCACAAAAAGTATGGGTTGAGAAGTTATTGGCAGATAAAGAGAAAGCTTACCACATTTGGGGTAAAGTTTTAGATAAAGAAGAATTTCACGATTTTTGGTTACCAAAAGCGGCAATCATTAAAGACAATTCAGTTAAAGATGTTGTGATTGATTATTCAAAATATTCTCACCGACCTCCACTTGAACATCAAAAAGAAGCCGTTCAAAAATTGGTGGAGAATAAAAAGTTTATTCTTGCTGATGACATGGGTCTTGGTAAAACCACATCTACAATCATCGCAGCTTTAGAATCGGGTTCTAAGAAGGTATTAATCATTTGCCCCGCAACATTAAAAATTAACTGGAAACGTGAGATTGAAAATTATTCTGACAAATCAATCTACATCGCAGAAAGTAAAAATTTCAGCACAGAAGCTGATTTTGTTATTATAAACTATGACATAATAAAAAATTTCCATGACCCTAAAAAGAAAGATGACTCTCAAGTTCTTGCTGCCAATTTTGATTTGGTTATTGTCGATGAAGCGCACTATATCAAAAATGCTACAGCGCAAAGGACGAAACTAATTAACGACATCGTTAAAAAAACTGAACGACTTTGGTTGTTGACGGGAACACCAATGACATCACGACCAATCGACTACTTTAACTTA